TGTCAATTGCCCAGGAGATAGGCTGTTGAGCAGGACTCCGGTGTCACGCAAAATCTCCACTTGCCGATTGCCGAACACCTCGAGCATCGTCTTGGCGCCTTCCTTCTTAATGATCGACCACGCGATCCGCGCCGCATGCGACTTGGCTTCCCGTTCTCCCTCCGATAGCAAAAACCGCCTCAGCAGCCCGCTGTAAATGCCCCTCCAACGCTTCAATTGGGCTTTGGTCAGTAGTCCCGGCTTATTGCCCGGCGCTGTCCTGTGCGCTCGCCCGAGTCCTGCAGCCTGCTTTAAACGGGCTTTCTCGCCAGGTCCGAACCTCCGATGATACGCCACGTAGGCTTGGGACAACTTCGGCCATGTGACGCCCATCTCATCCGTTCCACCCCTCGACTTCATCACGTAGGCATCCTTGATGTCCGACAACGCTGCAAATCCCAACGTCAGCGCGAATCCCTTGGCGATCCCGTGTTGATCCGGTTCGGTTCCCGACAATATCCGGCCGACCAGGTTCGCCAGCCTGCTAATGTCTGATCTGGTTCCCCTAAATTGCACCGTTTCAGTCATCAATATCAATCGAGAATCTGCGGGTAATCTTGTTGTGTCGTGTCTTGAGTCAAATGGGTCGGCGCGTCGCTGCTGTTCTGCCGCGTTACGCGAATCGTGCTCCGCTGATATCTGCGGTCCACCGCTACATTGCTCATCGTCGGTCGCATGTCATCGCGCTGCGCCTTCCCTGGCAGTTGGCGTATGCCCTCCGACACTTGCGCTAAGAGCCCCTCATCCGGATCAGCTATTCGCTGCCATTCTCTCTCGATCGAATCGGGGATCACATTGCCGCGGCGCAAACACAGAAACCTCACCGCCATCGTCACCGCCCATCGTATAACTAACGTCGATGTTGCCAACACTGCCGGCGTATACCTCTGGCGCAAATACAGGTCAATCTCCTCCGTCGCCTGGTTGATGCAATCGTGAACGACATCCAAATCCGTCGTTCCGTCGGCATCGTGGTCCGAGAAATCCTGAACCGCCGTAGCGCTCAGCAATCTCTCAACTTGTGCCACCGTGCAATAGACCGGGCTGATCAAGGTCATTTCGTCACCAAAAAAAACAGGCCGGCCGACTGAGAACAATCGGCCGGCCAATCGAAGGACATTCAACGCAGCAACTTAACTGACGACAACTCCGCGGGCCAAAGGTTTGTATCGCAAATGGTGAGTCCAAGTTCCCGTCGTTGCACCCACCGCCGTAATTGCCGTGATGATCCCCGCCGGAATGATCAACCGGCCTGCCTGCGAAATAGCAGCCCCGGCTGCAACCACTACGGCCGCATCGGCCAATGTCCCAGTGATCCGAACTACCGTGCCCGCCGCAACGCTGGCCAGACTGGCTGACGCCGCGCATAGATCGGTCGCTGCTCCGTCCGTCGGATCCGCCGCCCATTTCAATGTCGTCGCCGTGCCGCCATTGTCCGTCACGCAAACCGATAACAGAACCTGAAGCTCAATCGGACCGCCCGCGATGGTAAATATCGTTGATGTGCCGTTTGCGATCACTGCCGCTGCCGTAGAGATCGCTTTTTCTTTCTGATCGTACAGCTCGCGCAACGTACCCAACAACGAAATGTCATTGGCCGGCGCAGCCGCCGATGGCCAAGGTGAAGCACCACTCGGTCCGCAAATCAACTCTATCGCATCTCGCGGCATACCCCACCCCTAGCCCATGTTGCCGTTAGCCGACATCGGCGTCCACAGCATCCCAAATTCTAGCACCCCTGCCGTGACGTTCGCCGTAGCCACCGTCAAAATCAAATTGGCGGAGACCACTCGCTCGATCAGCGCAACCGTCACTTCAACTTCCGGGGTCGTGTCCGTCCAAAACTCGTTCGCATCGATGTCGGTCGCCGTCGTCGCCGCGATCAAACCGCCCGTATTGTTTGCCGTGCCGAATGCGATTGTCGCCGAAGCGCCTGTCAGCAACGTGGAGCAAAACGAATAAACGTACTGCAACAATACCCGGCCCGTGACCGTGGCTATTGCCACCGTGCCAATAGCTCCCAACCCCGCCGCACCCGTGAAGGTGACCGTCGTGATCAGCTGTTTTGGAACTCGTGATATCAGATTCAGGGCAGGCATTATTTATGCACCTCAGAACACCACCGTACCATAAGCGACCGATACCGGGATGTGATTGATCGCCAGCGCATTGTCTAGCGCAAAAATCTCGGTCACAGTCGGGTTCGATGATTCCTTGGACCACGACGCCAAGCCGACTTTGACCGACTTCGGGCCGTTGTCGTATTCCGCAATCGGTTCCGAGCCTAGCTGCATGCTGAAAATTCCCATGTTGGGATCCGGCATGAACACTGCTGCATTGTTCCCGATGTACTTCGTGAACGCCTCCGATCCGGGTGCCCCGAGGTCCAATCCCTCGTCCGTGATCCACCAGGTCAACCCTGGCATGGCAGCCAACTCGCCCACTTGAGCATTCAACGGGGATCCGTCCTCGCGCGTCCCCACGACTCGCTCAAACCGACGGAAGGGGCTGTTGGCAATGCCCGCTTGGCTTTGCACGAAATCGTTCGTGATCACATGCTGCCAGATGGCTCCCTGGCATAGGATGTTTTCCAGCCGACCGCCGTACAGCTGCTGAAATGCCGCGTTGATCTGGGACAGGTGGCTCGGGATGTCCGCCGCCGGGTTGTCCCAGCTCACATCGAGAATGTTGCCGGCGCCCAACATGTTGAGCTGGGTTTTGTTGGCTGCGGGCATTTGGAAGTTGATCTGGAAGAGCGAGCCGGCCGAAGTGAAGTTGAAATACCAATCGTCGCCAGCAACAGTCACGTAGAGCGCATCGCGCAACATCCCCGCCACCATGGCCGCCCGCCAGTTGGCAGCCTTCTGCGCCAGGAACTGGGTTTGCCGGCGAATCATCTGCGCGCCCATCTCATCGCGCATTCTCGGGTCGCCGATCTGGGCCAAGTTGTGGAGCTCCTCGGCCGTCAGTTGCAGTTGCTCATGCATCCTGGGATACGTGATCGGTACGCGGCCGATCGGGTTGCGCTTCGCGATGGCTGCGGCCGTAGCCGGCGCACGCCCGCGGCCGATCTGGCGAGAATTGTTGAAGACTTGGTAGCTTCCATCGCGTCCGTGGCCGAAATATTCTTCGTTGCGACCGCCGGGTTCCATCCCCATGAATTGGAGAATCCACCGCTCGGCCGCCATCTGCCGACTGACCACCTTTGTCAGGGTGATCGGCTGTAAGATTGAGTGAAGCGATGCCACGGTCTTTCATCTCCGCGCCCTGCCCCCAGGACGTTTGCCCTCTTGTGTGCAGCGGATGCCCGAGGGGCTCACGGGCATTTCGGGTGCGCCACCCTATCCGCTGTTTATGCTCTCCATTAAGTCGCAGTCGCGTAGGCAAATCCACCTGTCAAACCCGTACCGAACGCCGGCGTCCACAGATCCAAATGCCACTTCAAAGTCGTCCCTGCATACAACGATCGCAAACGGCCGCCCGCCCCGATCATCTGGCCCGTTGTCGTCCAAGTCACCGAGTCAGCCGACATGTCGTTGCCGATAATGAGGTTGTCGCCTTCGGCGCTCGCAATCACGAAATCTTCAGCGGAATTCACGGACCGGATGAGAAAATATTCCAGCCCCGGATGGATGGTCGGCAATGTGATCGCTGAAGCGGCCGCGCCGGCGAACTCGTAGAAAAACGTTGTTCCGTTTTCCGCTTCCGTAATCGTGTGATCTTCCGCGGTGATCGTCTGCATCCGATACCCAGCTCCGGCCTGGTATCCGAATGGGTCGTCATCCAACACGCAGCCAGCAGCGTAGAGTTTCCTCCTGGCCAAAAATTCGTCCACATGGGTCCTAAAGGCCGTGCCCTGAATCAATAGACTCGTCGCTTTCAGCGGTGCGCGCACGATTGCCGGAGCAACTCGGTCGGCATTGTTCGCGTCGAAATCCTGTGCTCGCAACTCGTAAGGCACGATCCCCCACAACTCTTGCGTACCGTCCGACGCATCCGCATCCCACTCTTCGAGCTCTCCACTCGCAGTCACTTTCCCCATCAGCAACCCGGCTCGGATCACCGTCGTCGGCGTGTTCCCAGCATCGCGCATCGCGCCGCTATACACCACGCTCTGTTCAAGAACCAGACCCTTCGCCCGATCACCGCCCCACAGAATTTCATATTCCGTGGTAATGTCGAGCGCACCAGTGCCCGGGATGCCCCATCCGCCAAATCTGGTCATGGTCTCGCGTCCTTATGGTTCACCAAAAACTTAGCGCTTGCGCAGTATCTCGTCTACTACCTTGTCGGCCTGTTCGGGCGTCAATGCTTCGCCCGCTTGCTCCGGCCTTTCGACAACCTCCATGCGCAGCAACCGAGTTCGTGTTTCCGGGTCCCAAAATGTTCCCTTCGGGACCGCTTCACGACTCGCGATCCAAATCTCAAGATTCGTCGGCTGCGCGTTCCCGTCATCGTCCAAACTCAACCGGATCGCTTTCACTGCCGGCTGCCTGGACTTGTACTCGGCTGGTGTGCACTGACCAGAAGCCACCAGCGCACTCAACCTTGTGGCAACTGTGCCGCGGTGGTGATGGGCCAAGTATTTGAGTTGCCTGTCCGAGGCGGTCGGCTTCTGTTTGTCCAGCGACATCGCGAACTCCGGTTGCGTGATTTCCATCGGCTCTTCAGCCGGGCCCTCGCCAGCGCCCATCGCCGTAGCCGTCAACAAAGCCTGTTCCAAGTGCTGCAAGAAGTTTTCCTCGTTCGTGTCGTCCGACAGCACGATCTGCATACCGGCCAGCGCGTCGAGCACCTTTTTCAACCGGTCCCCCTCGTTGTTGACTTCCGATTCTTCCGGTGGTTTCTTGTCTTCAGGCATGTCCTTATCTTCCCCTTGCAGCCGGTAGATCACCGGTTTGCCTATGTCCAGCCCCAGCCGCAGTGCGCAA